GAAGTACAATAAAGGGGATACGTAATGGCAGATGGACCTCAGGCGTCAAACGAGATGCCTATTGAATCTCTGTTCCCCAATGTCGGCGAAGTAGAAGTCGATGAGGAATCCCCCGCGAAGGGCGGCGGAGACGATCCAGAGGAAAAAATCTATGGCAAAGATTCGAAGCCCGCAGCCGGTCCAAGGGATCCTAGCGAAGAAGATGGATCAGATAGCGACAGCGACGATGACGAGGGGGACGCTGGAGAAGATGAGTCCGACGACGGGGATGACGATTCTGGAGAGGAAGGGGCCGAGGATAAAGAAGAAGCTGCAATACTCGCCCGGAAAGTTGAAGTTACGGTCGATGGGAAGCCTGTAGAGGTTTCCGTCAAGGAAGCTCTCGACGGTTATATCCGGACCGAGACTTTCCATCAGCGAATGAATCAGCTGGACGAGGCGAAAAAGATAGTTCGCCGCGCCGCTGCCGATGCTGTGCAAAATTATGAGTACTCAATGAACATGGCGCGTCAGATGCAAGCGCACATGGAACAGATGATTCCCAAAGAGCCGGATTGGGATGCAGAATTCGCCAAAGACCCCGCACACGCGCGGGAACTACAACGTTACTACGAGAAAGCAAATGGGTTCCGTGCGCAAATGAACGCCCAGATGCAAGAAGTAATGCATAAGCAGACGGAATCAAGTCAAGTCCAGTTGGCGGCATTCGCTGAGGAAGAAGCCGCAAGGTTCGAAGCTGCGAACCGTAAGAATTGGAGCGATCCCAAGAAGAAGGCTAAGGACTTGCAGTCGATGCGCAAGACCGGGCTGGCTTCCGGGTTCTCCGAAGAAGAATTGTCGCAAGTGTACGACAGCAGGATGCTTCAGGTTCTTTTGAAAGCATCGAAGTACGACCGAATGATGGCTGCCAAGCCTAAGCCAGTCGTTCAACAGCCGCAAGGCAAGCCGATTGCTCCGGGAGCGGGAAGCGCTAAGTCGCGCACGGCTCAGAAGGGTGTATCTTCGGCAATGAAGAAGCTCAACCGCACCGGTCGCATGGACGATGCCGCCGTTGTGTTCGATCAACTCATTGCAAGAGGTAACTAAACATGCCCGTAACTACAGGTGCATTCACCACCTACGGAGCGAAAGGCAATCGCGAAGACCTTTCGAACTCCATCTACAACATCGACCCATTCGACACCCCCATCATGTCGATGGCCCGCCGCCGGAATGCCAAGAACCGTACGTTCGACTGGCAGACCGAGAACCTCCCGGTTGTTGACCCGAACAACGCCCAACTCGAGGGCTTCGTGAACGTCAACAGCAACGCGACTCCTACGGTTCGTCTGACGAACGTCACGCAGATTTCGAAGCGTGACGCAACTGTCTCCGGATCGCAGGAAGCCGCCGATGCCGCTGGCAAGGGCTCTGAGCTTGGCCACCAGATGGCAATGGCTTCCAAAGTCCTCAAGTCGGACATGGAAACCATCATGTCGTCCCGACAAGAGCGAGTTGACGGCGATGCCACCGCCGTTGCCCGTAAGACTGAAGCCATCGCTCATTGGCTCGGTCGCGCTACTGACAAGCTCGGCGCAGTTGCTGGTGCTGTCATTGGTGTTACGGCTGGTCTTCCGACCACGGCTACTGGTGCTTTTGCTGCTGTTGCAGGTGCTTCGCAGGTCGCGTTCACCGAATCGATGGTAGGCGATGCCATGCAGAAGGCGTACACCAATGGTGCTTCGCCAGACAACATGGTAGTTCCCCCGGCGATCAAGCGCACCGTTTCCACCTTCGACGGTAGGAATGGTTCACAGATCCTCGTCGGCAAGACTGAAGTTACCGCGACGGTGGACGTTATCGCCACCGATTTCGGTCGCGTTAAGGTTCTCCCCTCCCGTTGGGTCCCCTCGGACGTCTCTTACATCCTCGACGCGGATTACCTTGCTGTTGCGTTCTACCGCAACTTCAAGACTGAGCCGCTCGCGAAGATGGGCGATGCCGAAACCCGCATGCTCCTCGCGGAGTGGGGTGTCGAAATGCGCAACCCGTTGGGCCACATCCTCTTCAACGGTGTGAAACAGGGCGCGATCATTACGACTATGGTTACTCAGGCACAGTTTGATGCGTCTACCAAGCCGCATTCGACCAGCCCGGTGATCTCCGACAAGAAGTAATCTTCCCCCCTTGCTCACCCCCGTAACAGGGGGTGAGTCTTTTGGAGGTTCCCGGTGTCTCTCCATTGGAGTGCCACATCCGGATATAATTATCGCAATAGTTTGCGATTTGAAGCTGTTGCTGCTTACGGCGGTAAGTGCGTGACATGCGGGGAATCCGACCCTATAGTGTTGGTTATTGACCACATAAATAATGATGCCCAACAATGCAGGGAAAAGAATGGCCACAGAGGCGGTTATACACTATACGCTCATTTGAGGCGTAATGGTTGGCCAAAAGATAACTATCAATTATTGTGCCACAACTGCAACTTTCGAAAAGAATATTGGAGGCGAAAGAATGCCGAGCAAGTCAGCAAAACAAGCCAGAACCATGGTGGCAGCAGCCCACAACCCTAAGTTCGCGAAGAAGGTGGGCATTCGAACTAAGGTGGCCAAGGAATTCAATAAGGCCGACAAGGGGACCGGCAAGATTAAGCCGAAACGGCGTTAAATATTCCGCATACTTGACAGCTGACTAAGGGCATGCTACCATGACCGAACGCAAATACGTATACCAGAATGATGGCGCTATTAAGCGCACCTCGATCTGGGAAGACGACCAACCCGAAAAGGTCCACATCTACACCGAGCAAGATTTAACGCAGACCCTCGAAAATAATAAAATAATGAGGGAACTCCACCCTAGACGCTCGACCAACAAGCTGGTTGCACGAGGGGTGCCTGTTTCGGTTTACGAGAAATCCATTCTCGAAAACTGGGACGACAATGACTGGAAACGTTGGTTAAACGATCCAGACAATAAGGCATTCCGAGTTTGGTCAGGGCGGGTCTAATGCCAACATATCTCACCGACAAGTGTCAAGAAATTCGTAACTGGTTAGCGATTGGTTCGGACGTTTACCCCGACCCGATCATTACCAGTTGGATTCGTATGGCCGAGGAATATCTGTCTACTGCGCTTCGTGTCAAGCACATGGTTCAGATCGACACGTCAGTTGTTTCTTCCAATCGAGTTCAGCTTCCTTTGGATTGGCAGGAAATTCGGTTAGTGCGACTGTTGCCGGACGGAAATGTGTGCCGATACCAAACCCCCGACGCTTTCTTTAATCCGGAATACCCCGAAGCTCCTGATTACCCCACTTCCGGTCAGATCAAGAGCTACACTATTTTGGGCGACTATTTGATGATGGGCGAAGTCACTCCCCTTCCAGGGTTGCAGGTCGAACTTACCTATTATCAGGATATTCCCCCGCTCACCAATGACGCTAACAATTGGGTGAATTATTACAGTCCAACTGTATACACTCTTAAAATTCTCCACATCGCTTCCATGTATTCCATCGAGGATCAGCGGAATCAAGTTTGGGATGCGGAAGTGGTGCGGTTGGTCAACGGTATGAATGCACAACACAAGATCGACATGGCGAGCGGGTCTGTGTTAGTGCAAACACGTCGTAAGACATTTGGGTGATGTGTGGGTAGGAAATACGGGATCAACAAATACGGCGCTTTTACCTACGATTTATTGGTGTCCAAGCCAATTGATCCGTGGCTTCCTGTTCCGCCGGTACTCGACCCGTGGATTCCAATTTCGCCTCCGCCGTCTTCTGGTTGGGGCGCTGCCCCTATTATCAATGATCCGTGGATTCCAATCGCTGCTCCATCTTCTGGTTGGGGTGATGCTTCTATTAAAAACAACACGTGGGTGCCTGTGGTAAATCCGATCCCAGTATTCCAGGTTCCGAATGGCTGATACTTATACCCCAAATTACAGCTTAGTGAAGCCTGACGTTGGTGCTTCCGACGATACGTGGGGCGGTAAGCTTAACGCCAATTTTGACCGCATCGATGATGTTATCCACAAAACTGTTGGACCTCCGGGGCCGCAAGGAGATACCGGCGCTCCCGGTGCAACTGGTCCACAAGGTCCGCCCGGTGCAACTGGTTCACAAGGTCCGCCCGGTACGAACGGCGCAAATGGTGCCCCCGGCGAAAAGTGGTTTACCGGGGCAGGTAACCCAACAACGGTGTCGGGCGCGATCAGCGGTGATTTATATTTAGATACAACTGATGGCGAAGTTTGGGAATTAGTTGGAAGCACGTGGACGTTGCGAGCCGATCTAACTGGACCGGCAGGACCGCAGGGCATTCCAGGACCTCCGGGTGCTAGTGGAAGTGGCACAGGCGATGTCACTGGCCCCGGCGTTGCCGTAGTCAATGATCGCATTGCAGTGTGGAACGGGCCAAGCGGCACTGCGATCAAAGATGGCGGCAAGACCATAGCCGAGATATTAGCCGCAGGTGGTGGAAGCACGGCGTCGGCTATAACGAACGTGCCTGCTGGCAACATTGCTGCCACCAACGTACAGGCGGCAATCAACGAACTGGACAGCGAGAAAGTCGCCAAGGCGGGCGACACGATGACGGGGGCGCTGACGTTGGCGGCTGACCCTGCGGCGGCCTTGCAGGCTGCAACCAAGCAGTACGTTGATAACAACAGTCTGACACCTGCTGCTTCCGACGCCCGCTACGTCAACCTGACCGGCGACACGATGACGGGGGCGCTTCTCATTGCCGCCAACAGTGCTACTGCCCTCACTGT